TGATTTTACACAAATTGTACCTTTGTTTAGTATGATGTTTAAATCTTCGTAACTGCTATCATTTATCTTATGAGATATTGAGTCTGATGTAATTCTTTCAGTGATCAATTTATATGTATTTTCACTACCTTCAACCTCATTAAACCCTAACACTTTTTTTGAACCAATTTTCATTTCAGTATCGGCTTTTAATTTACCTTTTACCCTAAAATAATTTATTCCGTTTTGAGTATACCAGTAGTAAATTGGATCGCCTTTTATTATTTGAAAATTGGAACTTTGTGATGTGATTTTATCAGTAATTGTAATTGAGAATTGCCAATTGTCTTGATAATCGCAAATTTCTCCTAAATCAAAATCTTTCAAAGAAAAAGAACCATCATCATTTATCGTTGGTTCTAATACTATAGTAGTCCATTCATTATCTTCTTTTTTCTTGTATTCACACTTAAATATAGCAGTATTTTTAATATTCTCACTAAAGTAACCATTAAAGAATTTACCATTTAAGTTTAAAATAATATTCGAACTAGTAGATGTTTTTCTCTTACCACTCGCAGTAATTTGTGGATAAAAATAATTTACAACATTTGATAGTACATAATTGTAAGTGCTTGTGTAATTTCTACTATCAGTAACATCCAATTTGAATGAATCAGCCCAATTTGTTTGATATGGACTAGTTGTACTAACATTGTTTATAGTTTGCGATTTTAATGTTGCACCATTTTTAGCACTTGCATTCCAAGTTAATTTCGGAGTACTAACATATTTAATAAATTTAGTGTTATCTCCAGTTAAAACAATAGATTTAGTATTTGTATCTATTATTGAAGTATTACTAATCGCTGGTTTACAAAGTGTTTCGTTCGCAAATATATTTATATCTACATATTTTGGATCTCCAATTTGTGTATCACCATTGTAGGTTATTGCTTCTATAGAACATGATCCATATTGAGCATTCGGTATTAACGAATAGAAACTTGTTGGAATTTGCCAGCCATAAGTTTTCTCACCAGTTTTTTCAACTATTGTTGTATAGACAGTTTGAGTGGCAAATTTATATTTTAATGTGGTAGTGAAACTATCATTCTTTTTATTTATAACTATAATTGAACTGCTACCTATATCTGCGTTTGTAGCTGTGATATCGCTGGCTCTTGGTATAGTAGTTAATTTTTTAGTACCACTGTCTCTTAATGTGCCTAGTACTGATGTACCTGTTGTAATAGACCAATTCCAATCAACTGATTTGCTTCCATCATTATTGTGTTGAATATCTTCAAAAGTAAATGTTGCAGTTACTTTTCCACCTTTGCTTAAAGAAACATTCTCTGATTGCGTAGAACCATTGCATGTACACTTTAAAGCTTTAGAATTGAACCAAGTTGAACTGTTATTTGCACTAAATGTAATTGTTATCGATAAATCAGATTTATTATTTACTATATCTACATTTTCACTAAATGAAGTATTTTTAGTAACTGCAAATAATTGTATATTTAATTTCATTTTTTTCATATATCAAACACTCCTGTTCCAACATTTCCTTCTTCGTCTGTATAATCTTCAAATCTTGAATTACTGCCGCATACGAAATACTTACGCACTGTTAGATTTTCAGTTCGAACTATTGATTCTTTTAATAAATCATCATAACCGGCAAATAACAACTCATCGTTATTCTGTGTTGTTTCAACAGATACACCTTTTTCGTTAATTGTTGAACTAGTTTTTGCACCAGTTTTCTGATAGTGCATCCCATTCTCATCAAATGTACCACTTGTTGTTTGAACTTTTGTAACTGAACCATCAGTTAGTTTTGTATTAATTTCAGTTTTTGTATAGGTGTCCGTCTGTATTTTTTTAACACTCTTCTCTATTTCTATCATTTTTGAAGTTGGCGTATAACCATTAAATTTTTCTTGTATTTCTTGATAGTTATTATTTACTTGGGTATCTAAATCTTCCACAGAACTTACTACAGAATTTATTTGATTTTTAACATGGTCTACATCAAGTTTAACTTGATTCATTTCTTGCTTTTGACTACCAGCCAAATTGTAATCAGTTATAGATTTTGATTCCGTATCAGCACTAATCTTCGACTTAATTCTACTTGTTGTTTCAAAATTTAAAATCACGCTCTTGAATTGATTTCCATTTTTGTCGATTACTTCTATTTCATCATTTAAATCAAAATAAAAACCGTCAACGAAATCTGATAGTTCAAACGGTATATATGAAGTTCCAATAAAATATGAAGCTACTGTTTCTATCATTTCTTCTCTATATAAATCTACAAATGGATTATCAAGTATTTTACATTCAATTCTGTCTCCTTCTACAACTTCTGGATAAACAATATCATCATTATATCCATCTTTTCCAAGTACTAATGTGTTGTACGGACCAACTATATTTTCTTTAGATAAATTAATATATCTTTTTCTTTCTATTAATTCATTTGTTGCAGTTCTTGATTTTATTTCTAATTTACCTTCTCTATTGATAAATGCTATTGAATTACCTATTTCTGCAAGTCTTCTTATTATTTCTCTACAAGTTATTCCCTCTTTAAAATTAGGCTGTTTAAATTGATAACTTGACCAATTAAAAGTACTATTTGCTAATTCTATTCCAATTTGAGTGCAAATATCATCAACTATCTCTTGGCCACTATGTGTTTGATTATTATTCCAAGATAAAGTGCTTACATAAGGTACATCAAATAATTGAGTTCTATCTTGTGCATCTTGAATTGTAATAGTTCTTGTACTGATATTGGTTGTTATATTTGAAGAATTTGGCTTAAATATTCCTTGTGGTACCCATTCTATTTGATTATCTATATATAATCCCTTATATACAACAATTTCTTTATTTTCAAAATCTAGATTATTATTTAAATTATATATTTCAAAATTAACTTTTTTGGTTGGAAATTCTCCAAATGATCTATCACAATTATGTAAAATTTTAGGAGCAGTTTTTATAACTGAACCAGTATAAGTAACATTATCAACAACTATTTTACATTTAGGGCTTAATGATAGATTTGTTTTTATATAATTTCTATAATTGCTACTAACACTATACATTAGATATCATCAACTTTCATTTGAATAAACCTTATTTGGAATGGTTCACAAGTAAAATCATTATTTATTGCTTTAACTTTTATTGCATCACCAACCACATACATGCTTTTTGTTAACCAATTTTTTTCTTTCAAATCATAGTAATATAAAGAACAACTTGTTTTTTCTAACAATTTCAATATTTTGGAAACTTCATCTTCACCACGAAAATCTTTGAAATCATAACTAACTTTATTTAACAACCCTATTACATCTCTGTACATTGTTCCATCATCACTTCTTCCGGCATTATCGCCGTCTTGTTGTTGATATTCATAACTTATATCATCTGCTTCAAACATAACATCATCTACTTTAAATTGATATTTTTCCATATTTCACCTTCTTTCCAAGCAAACAAAAAGGCAAATTATTGAACTAACAATAACTTGCCCGCATCTATTTGTGCTTGATTTATTTTTTGAATAATAGTTTTACCATCTTCATATTTATGATAAATTGTAATTTCAATTTCTTGTTTACCAGTAGTTCCAGAATCTTTAATTGCTTTTAATGCTTGTTCGTAAATTTTACTTTCCGGAGAAACTATTTCGCCTTCACGTTTGTTATCACCAATGATTGCCAATTGAGGGTTGTTTGCTTTTGCATAACCACCTTTGGCAAGTTTTGGAATTTGTGGAACTGGTAATGGATTTTCTTTCCATAAGTCTTTAAATGGAGAAACGCCTAAAAAACTTGAATTTCTAATTTTATTCAACATTTTGTTAACACTTTTAAAAGGCAATGATATAACTTTATTAATTCCAGTTATTATTCCATTAACTATCGTTTTAAACACATTTGCTATACCATCTTTGATTCCATCAAAAATTTTTCCGCCTTTTGAAAAAATCTTAAGAATACTATTCCAAATATTACTAATTGTAGTTTTAACAGAATTAAAAGCATTTGAAAAAGCTGTTTTAATTTTTTCTAACACATTATTTATGGTATTTCTAAAGCCTTCACAATTATCATATAATAATTTAAACGCTCCCGCGAATGGGTTTACTATAAAAAGCAATAGTCCTTGCCAATTACTTTTTACAAAATCAATAATTCTATTAAAGAAGTTTTTTACTTTCTCCACTCCATTTTGTACAGTTGTTTTTATAGTTTCAAATGCTTTAACACAAGCATTTTTAATATCATCCCAATGTTTAACACATAATATAATAATCGCTATTAATGCTCCAATAGCTAATACTACCAAAGTTATTGGGCTAGTTAAAACTGTCATTATTGCCGAAAAAACTCCAGTAACAACATTACAAACTGTCATTACTCCATTATAAATTGCTATAGCACCAGCAATTACTCCTATTGCTATTCCTATTCCTTCTAAAATAGACATTGCTATTTCATTTTTTGAGATCCAGTTCAATGCATCCCCTATACCTTGTAAAGCACTTGTTATTACACCACCTGTCCAATTTGCAATAGGTTTCAAGAAACTTTCCCAAATCCATCCAAACAATGGTTTAACATCTTCTATTGCTTTATTTAATATATTCAATGCACCACTTAATATATCTAAAAAACTTGGTAATATATCTTCTATAGTCCATTTTGACAATGGTATCAGAAGATTAAAATAAATCCACTTTAATCCATCCCATATTGTACCTCCTAGTTCTTTTGCACTATTTTTCAATAAGTCAAATGCATTTAATAAATTGTCAAAGCTAATATTTTTTAATGGCTCTATAAAAGCCATTATATTATCAACTGATGAACTTATGCTACTACTATCTATTGTTGGGGTAACTATGGATGAAGATGTTCCAATTATTCCTCCCCCAGAATTACTATTGTCTGTTGAACCACCACTATTTTTATTTGAACTTAAAGTGTGTATTTCATCTAGCCCGCTAAATGCTTTATTCATTTTCTTTGCTGAATTAACAGCATCTTTTGCAGCAGCTTTGCTTGATTCACCAACACCAGTTATACTATTTGATGCTTTTGATATAACATTAGGCATTTTTAAACCAAATACACCTAAGATTACTTGTATCTTTTCAAATAGTCTTGTAATGGCGGTAATAGCAGTATTTATAACTGGTATAAATAATTGTGCTAATGGCGTTACAACTTTGCCTATCGCAACAGTCATTTGGCTAAAATTAAATTTTAATTGTTGAATTTGTCCTGCAAATGTTTTTGTATAATTTGCTGCATCGCCAACTTGAAATTTAGTTTCGTTCATAATACCTTTATATTCAGCTTGAATCTTTTCTTGTTGTGTTAATGCAGTAGAAGATTTTCCAATACTTTTAGCGTACTCATCCCACATTTTTGCAACATTCTTTGTAACACCTGCATTATCTACAAGTATTGAATTTTCATTCTTCAAACCTTCTGTAGCAGTAACTACTGCTTCACCTAAATCATAAGATGCTTGTCTACCAAATGCTGCACTATCTTTTAATCTATTAAGGACATCTTCAATTTGTGAAGAATCATAACCTCTTGATAATAAATTTTTGTATGCAGTAGCTGTTTCTTCAACAGAAACCAAACCATCTGCAGTATATTTGTTAATAAAATCTTGCGCTTGTGAAAATGAATTTCCAGTTCCTTGTACAATACTATTTAAACCGGTAAATGCGCTTTGAACCTTGCTTGCACTATCAATGCATTTTTTTGTAAAATTAACAACGGTTTTTACTGCAAAAGCACTAGCAACCAATGCACCAATTTTTCCAAATGAACTGGAAAAAGCACTTTCAGTACCTTTAATTTTATTATTTAATTGTTTATCATAATTAGAAGAATTTAAACCAAGTTCTACATCAACTGCACCTACATTTGTTGATTTTGCCATATTTCACCTCCTATCTAAACATTGAAGAAAATACTTTGGATATATCTTCTTTTTTTAGTTCAATTTTTTGTTGTTTTTTATTTTTTAATTTAAACTGATTCCATTCGTTTCTTATTTCTTTTTCTTTTTTTGTCATTTCACGAATTTTTTTAGAATCAGTTTCAGATCTAATTTGTACAACATAACCAAGAGGTGTATCTCCATTTAGCCCGCTCAATAATTGTCTAAATTCTTGACACGAAATTTGATCATATTCATAGTAAAGTCTTATTCCATATTGCTGAGCAAAACTAGATACAATTAAATCCCGGTCATATTCCATATCATAGAAACTTTCCGGGACTATAAGTTTTTTCTGGCTTGTTCTTTTGCAATTCTTTGCAATTCTTTTGGATCTTCTCCAGTTATTGCACCCATAATACAAAAACTCAAATACGTAGCATAATCAACCGGTAAATCTAAATCAATTATTTCTAATGCATTTTCTTTACCTAAAGCAAGTTCATAAATTTGATTTGTCTTTTCTTCTTCACTTAATTCTGCATTACTTTGAACTTTTTGTATCTTTTCAAATGTTTTTTGTCTGTTATCAACAGTGTATAGTTTATCTCCTATTTTTAATTGTGGTTGATTATCTCCACTTAATATTTCTTTTGTAATTCCTGTATCTATAATTCTCATAATTTGTTTTCCTTTCTTATATAAAAAAATAAGGGCAAAGATTTTTTATAAATCTTCACCCTCTATTTATTTGTTTAAATTAACTAGCTGGTGTAAATGTAGGTTTTCCTTTACCTGTTAAATCACCGCTTAATGGTGCAACATCAGTAGCAGCACCTAATATGTCTGTTAAAGCAGTAACTGCTGTAAATTCTAATTTAGATCCATCTGGAAATTCAATTTGCCAGTCTGCTTCAGCAGATTTACCAATGTTATATCTTAAACTTTCAAGATAATCATTTCCAGCATCTCCTAATGTTCTCTTACCACTAAATGAACCAGTTAATGCTTTTGCAGTTAGCAATGCATTTTGCCATCCACCATCTTTAATTGAATACCAAGTTTCAGTATTATTTTCTAAAGTTAAACTTACTTCTTCTAAATCTGCAATTTCGCTATAAACTGCTGTTTGAGCACTTGAAGTAGATGTTTTAACTTTAACTTTGCATTCACTAACAGCATATTGTCCTACAGTAACTGTAGCCATTATTAATCACTCACCTTTCTTCGTACGAATCAAATTCAACTGAATATTCATACACATTGTTATCATCTGTTCCTAAACTAATAGGCCCTTCATATAACATTTGAATGAATACTCTTTTTTCTTCAATAAAAAATGACTTCTCATTAAAGAAATCATATATTTTTTGTGCCATTATTTCGGCATCATTTTGGTTTTTAGTATATCTTAATAGAATAGTTATAGGTTTAATAGTTGTGGATTTATTTTTATTTCCACCAATAATTCCAACATAAGGTTGTGTTCTTTTATCATAGAAACAAATTGCTTTCTCTTTGTTCTTATCAATTTTTCCTATACTAATAGATTCAGTCCACTTGAAGTTCTCTTTAAAATAATCTTTATATTGCTTTAATGTCATTTTAATTTACCTTTCGTAATTTTAGCAAATTTCTTTTTAGCAAAATCTTTTTTATTTCCATTAATGTATGGTCCAAACCATTCACCGCCTGCATTTTTATTGTGTCCTTTATAGAATTTATATTCTGGATGCATATACATTCTTCTTGCATATGGTGTATCTGATATAATTGATACTTTCCCACTATTCTTTTTAGAATCATCTACAAATGTGCTTCTATTTTGCAATGATCCAGCTTCATATCCGATTTTTTTAGCATATTCGGTCGTATCATTTCCAAAAGGCATTGTTTCACTAGTTTGTAAATCACTTTTTAGTGCATCAGCAGTTTCTACTAATGACTGAATAGCAATTTGTTTGATCATAGCATTATTTTTTAAATTGATCTTACCTTTGACTTTTGCATTTAATTTCATTTTATTTCAAACTCCGTATGATGAACTGTACCATTAGGGTTTCTAGGCCTATAACCAGCATATATCTCATAACTATTGCCATTTATAGTAATAACACCATCACTAACATTTTTTAATGATGGTGCTATATCACCTTTTATAATAACTTTTCCAAGCAAAGTAATTTGTTTACCTTCTGCGTCAATAATTCTTTTAGCTTTTTCACTGAATATACATTTTCCGCTTGTTTTTATACTTTCAAGAGGGCTTCCTTCTTCTGAAATCCCTTCTTGATTCAAAATAAGCGAATAATCAGTTTTTAATAGCCAGTCCGGAAAAGGTAATACACTAATTTTATTAGCCATTATCTCAGTTTTCTATCTAAACCAGTCTTATGAACATAATCATAAGCCATTTCAGACATGTTTTTCCTTTGTGCTATTGTTTTATTGCTATTAGAATTATCTACACTTACAGATATATCTAACACGCTATAAGAAGACGCATCTCTATTATCTTCATTATTATATCCGTTTTCATAGATATATTCTGCTTGATAACAAATTGCATCTCTTATTTTTTCTTGTTGGAATTTAGTTAAATTATTAAATCCTATTGCAACTATTCTATTGAATGTTATACTATCAATTTTTTCTTGTGCTAATCTCAAATACTCTTCAATTTCATCTATTGGTACTTCATTACCTTTAAATTCATCAGAATAGTATTTTTTATCAACATAAAGTGTCATATTGCCACCTCCTAGATGGCTATTCTGCCACCATCTTATTTTTTTCTTTTTTAGGATTAGATTTATTGTCTTCTTTCATCTCTTCAAAATTAGGATTATTTCTTAATTTATCAATATAAAAGTTTAAGTTTTCAACAATAATCTTTCCAGTTTTCTTATTCTTGAACTTTGCCATTTTCATCATCCTTTTTAGGTTGATTTTTTGGTTCTTTCTTATCATCCTTTTTAGGTTGATTTTTTGGTTCTTTCTTATCATCCTTTTTAGGTTGATTTTTTGGTTCTTTCTTATCATCCTTTTTAGGTTGATTTTTTATAATTAATCCAACAGTTCTCATTTTTTCCTCCTATTATGCAGTTGGTGCTGCTTTATGATGTAAGTAGATTCCAGCTACTTTATTTTCATAAACATCAGCAAGTCCATATTTTCTATAACCGAACTTCCAAGCATCAGCAGTTTGATTTTGTTCTGGTGTAACTACTTTTGGAGCAATATGTTTGTTATATTGCATTACAGCATCCTTTTGGATAATCATAAAGTTGATATCAGCACCATTAGTGTCTCCAGTTTCAGAGCCTTTTGCATGTCTTTTATATCCACCTTTAGTTTCACCACTTGATTTACCATCTAACATATCTATTGCAGTATAGAATCTTGTTTGTGGAACTAAAATAACTTGTTCAAATCTAGATAATACTTCTTTTGATTTAGTGTTATCTAAGTCATCAATAAGTCCTTTCAAAGTTGGAGTAATGAATAGATATCTTCTTTCGTAAGTTACTTCGTCTTCATCCATTTTATTTGTTCCTGCTCTTAAAGCACTAATTACATCAGCACCTGTTGATAGAGTAGCTGGTGTTGCAACTTTTGAAATACCGCTTGTTCCAGCATATGTAGCGAATCTAAATGCGTCACCTTCTGGAGCAACTTTAGTTCTGATAAATTCACTTGCTAATTTACCATAAGCAATTCCAGCTGTTTCTTCATTGTCCATTGCATCAACACTGAACATTCTACCTCTTTCATAATTAAATTTAACAGTTTCGTTTGTTAATGTTACATCTCCATTTGTGTAACCACTGTTTCTATCATAATCACCTAAAGCGTCCATATCAATTTTAGGAATTATGATTTCGTTTGCATTAGCTCCTTCTTGTGCTAGTGAAGAGTCACTATCTAATACTGAAGTTAACGCAGCTTGTTTGTACACTTCATCAAGTAAAGGTACATACTTTTTGAATTTTGTAATATTATTTGCCATTATAAATCATCTCCTTTTCCATTTTTGGCAATAAAAAATGAGATTTATTTCAATCCCATTATTTTTCGCATTTCTGCAAGTTCATCTTTTTGTTCTTCTTTTCCATCATCACCAATTTTATAACCTTTTTTATTTTCCTCAGTTTTTGAAATTAGTTCTGGAAAATCTTTTAATAGATCTTCAATTTCAGTATTTAATTTACTTTCATCTAATGATCCATCTTTGTCAAGAATATTCTTTTTATCTACGAGTCTAACTGCCCTAGTGATTTTTTCTTCCTTGACATTTTTTCTTAATAAAGCATTCTCAATTTTGGCATTAACTGCTTCAAGAGTTGCTTTTTCAGCTCTCTTAATAGCTTCTTGTGTTTTTTCATCAACACTTTTGTTTTTTTCTTCATCTTCTCTTGCTTTTGCAAGAATAGATTTAGCTTTTTCAACATCATCAATGCCTAAATCTTTTAATTGCTTTGCTAAAGCTTTTTGTTCGTTTTTTAAACTAATATCATTTAATTCTTTATCTGTGTACTTTTTTTCTTCCACTTTTTTATCAGTTTCTTTAGTTCCCTCATCTTTAGCATTCTTTGTAGTATCTTTTGCTTCTTCTACATTAGAAGTCTGAACATTTTCCTGTTCCATTTTTTCTCCTTTTTCTTGTTGGATAAGGTCATCCACACTCCGTTTATTCGTACCGGTCAAACGATATTTTAGTGCATAATAAAAGTCGATATTTCTATCGACTTAATGTTTATAAGCACCATAGAATATATAATTGCCTAGGACTTGTTATCAATTACGATAACTAACTATATACTCTATGCTACCTATAAAGTAGCACTTATTATTTTCTCTTATTTAATACGTTTACTATTTCTCTATTTTCTAATCTTGTTTTCTCCAATTCTTGCCTAATTGCAGATAATACACACATGATAAAAAATAAAAAAACAGCAATTATTATTAGTATTGCTATCATATATTTTCTCCTTTTATATCAATGTATTTTCATCTAAGTCACCAGTATATAAACTATCATATGAAATCTTTAATTCAATGCATTTTTTTAATTTTTCCAAATAAGTTGCATCATCATCAAAAACATTTGTGTAATCATTATTTCCAAATATTTTTTTATATTCTTGTTCTGCTTTTTCTATTTCATTTTCTAGTTCAGTGTTCTCAATTTTAGATAATTCATTTAATTTTTGTATAAAATTCATTATATTCTCCTTTTAACAATCATTTTAAAATAATCATACGCATTTGGAAACATATCATTTATATAACTTAACTCTTCCATGTCCTTTCGAATACTTGCACTACCAAAATGTGCGAATGCTTCAGCAGTCAATTTTCCTTCATGTTTCCAATAATTATCAGGATGTTTATATTTTCCTACACATTTATTTTTAGTTATTCCACCAACTAAATCAGATATGCTTCCCATTTTAGGACTTTGTTTCATTGCTTTACTAATTTCTTTATAAGCTTGATCATCAGTTACATTATAACATCTTTTATATTTCTTTAAAACATCATTAAAATCATTTATTAATAATTGTTCAAATACTTTATCATTTGATATATTGCCAAAAAAATTATCTATGTTGTGTGACATTTCATGGAACAAAGTTTTATAACTACCTCTTGGATTAACAGCGTCCTTTTCTAAATTTATTTTTATATAATCAAACTTAGAGTTATATCTTGCTGTTCTTCTTGTTTTTATATTTTTAAATTTGAATTTATCTATATTATCATTCAATACTTTTTTCATTGTTGTAGGAGCATTGTTAATAACATTTTTTATTTGTGTATAATGTTTATTTGGAAGTTGATATAATTTCAATGGAGTTCTTTCATTTGTTTTTATTTCGTAAATATAGTCAACTATTTTTTTCTTTGCTATTTCCCATTTTGCTTTTTTATTTTTTGAATTACTTGTATTACTAGGAGCTAATAAACCATTTTCTAGCCTATCAAATCTTTTAATATTTCTATTAATATAATTCAATTCCTCACTAGTTAGTTCATTTATTCTATTGTTAATCCAATTAACATCATCTTCATATTCTTCATCGGTATAATCTTCCATATCTTCTAATTCTGGATAATAAGTTGTTAATCCATGGCGACAGTTTGGATGCAAAAAACCCTGTTTCATTGCATCACTCAATAACATATACTTCCCATCTTTTTTAGTTCCACCAGAATAGACATCATCAATAAATATTTTATTCTCCCACTTTTGACATATAGGACAAGCACCACCATGAGAAGTGGACTTAACTAATACTCTACCTATAGATTTTCTAAAATCGCCTTCGCCCATTAGTTGAGCTCTTAAACTAGCAGTTCTAACAGCCATTTGAGAATAACTGGCAATGTTTACTCTTCTTCCATCTTTATATTCTATACAATTAAAACCCCTATTTAAGAAGTCTTTATTTGCTTCATCGATTGCAAGTTTAGTTTTTTGTAATTCAGTTAATTCTTTGGTTGCCATATTAGCAGCTTGCTTTTCTGTAAAAACTCCATTGGCAACAAAAAAAGCGCTTTTATGAATAACTTGTCTATATTGATCATTAGCCATTCTTAAAACTGCTGTATTAGCTGTTTTTAAATCATTATTTACTACTTTTATTAAAGCATTGACTTTTCTACCATTCGTTCTAAAAAAACTGTGATTCATTATTTTATTAGGTTTTAGGCTCTTACCCATTACTTTGTTATATTGATTAATTGCTTTAATTGAACCTTCTTTAAGCTCATTATTTAAGTGCTTAGATATTTCTTTAGGTAGTACCTTAGTATAACCACTTATGATATTCTTATTCTCTCTTTGATACCTTTTTAGTTCCTTTAATTTTTCTGCTTGCCATTGAGAATATTTGAATCCAGTTTTATCTTCCTCTTTAAGATGTCTTTTATAATTTCTTTTCATTGAAGATATCAATTCCATTTCCATATCTTCATACAATTTTTTGATATTATAATCATTCATTAATTATCACTACTTTGAATTATTTTAATATCAGAATACTTACAATTAACTGTTGTTGATACTGTATTATCTTTTTTCTCAGTAAAACTCACTCTTTCATTACCATCCCAATTAGATATGCTAAAATAAGTTATGTTTTCATAAGTCTTACCATCATATTTAATCTTTAGTCCTTTTATTGGTTTTTCTTTACTCTCTATCATTTGTATCACCTACCTTTGCATTTAATATATCTTCATTTTCAATTAAATCCAAATCATCATCAATTGATGGTTCTTCCATATCTACAATGCCTTGCTCATTTTTTATTCTTTGAACTTCTTCTTGTTTCCATTTATCATCCTTAGTATCTCCGTAAAGTTCTTCTACACTAGTTTCTATACTCATGATTCCATTTGTTTTAGCTTTTCCTATTGTTTCAATTTGAGCTTCAAAAGAAGGATTAGCATAACCACCAAATGAAGCAGTTCCTTGAATATCAGTAATTTCATTTTGATTCATAGTATCATACACTTTAAATGTTATGTTAACCATATCATTTATAACTTTTGTTAACACTTCAACAATTTGATTTCTCTTATATAGCGTTGTCTTTTCTTTTTCTCTTGTTGCTTCTGCATTATCTATCTTCTTTGTATCAATTCCTAAAGTGCTAGGGCTAATTAAACCAGTTAAACATTGATCCAATGCAGTAATATATGTACTTAATAATGCTTCAGATTGTATTTGTCCCTGCGTTGTTTCTATTTTATTCTTACTTGAACCATCTTCTGAAATTGTTTCTTCAACTGATATAAAGTCATTATCTAAATCGCTACCCCTTAATAATAACCCGGTTTCTGGATCTCTTGGTAATAATGATTCAGGAATATAAGTTTTAATTTGCCCTTTTCTTAAAGCTAGCATCCATTGTGACCACACTTCATCAAAGGCATCAAAGTTATCCAATTTTCCATCAAATAATGATTTTCCTCTACCGATATATTTTTTTGATTTTCTAAACATAACTGGAAGTGCCATCATAAATTCATTAGTATTTGTAACTGTCTTATATTTATTAATTAATTCTGGATAATCTTCTATCTTGCATTCTTTTCCTTCTTTATTAACTAACTTATAAGTTATATCTTTTTTTGAATATCTTTCAAGAAGTGTATATCTTTGTTTATTAATTAATTTTTTAGTTTTAAATATAACAGCAATTAGTCTTCCCCTTTCATATTCAAAATCAACTCTTGAACCATCATAATATTCAATGATTGGATATTGACTTATATCAGTATCAATAGACCACTTAAAAGCTCCATCTCCACACACTAATGCTCCTACTACTGAATCTCTTAATAATGCTTTAGGATTGTTTTCTTCTGCTATTTTATTCCATTCTTCTTGTCTATCTCCGGCTTCAATTTTATCTAAGTCATCTGTAGAAATATCAGCCAATGTATCTACTATCATTGAAGGTAATCCAGTGTGTATTTTTCTTATGTTCATTCCCACTGTAGGTTTGCTGCCCCAAAAGTGCTTATTTCCAAGCCTATCATTTAATTGTTCATATAGTTGTTGTATTTCATTTGGATCACCCCTATACCATATGTTATTAATAAATGCTTGGCTTTCATAATTATTTAATTGTTCAATATCTATTTGTACTGAATCAGGACTTTTAATTTCTAACCAATTTCTTATCATATTTTTCATCCATCCCATCTTTATCACTCTCCAGTGTCTGCATCTTTTATCATTTGCTTAATTATTTCCCAGTTACCTATTAATTTCTTAAATGGTAACCAAGCATATTGACAACCTTGTATATGATGGTCATTTCCATCTTCAAGTTGCCCATCTTCTGTAAAACTATATACGTTTGTTTCATCTATGTAATTTTTACACGTTTCTACAATTAAAAAGTCTTCGGTATTTAACCAAGACTGTTGTAATTGAACTCTCGTTAAGTTCTTTGTTTTTTTCCACGCGCCTTCAAATATGTAAATACATCCAGTTTTTCTTTTGTATTTTTTTGCTTCTGCTATTGTTCCAGCATCAGCATTATCTATAAAAATGTATCTTGCAAATCCCCATTTGCTTTTACATTTCTCAGCAAAATTAATTAATTTAGGTATAACATCTGATGGAGCAAATGGTATTTCTCTGTCTTTGTTGTTGTATCCTTCTTCCTCTAGTAAAATGCATTTTCTATCTTCTGTTATTCCTATAAATTCAAATGTAAGTTTATCGTGTGATTTCTTTGAGTAAGATGTATCACATCCTATTGCAAATCTTATAAACTTTCTTTTCTTTTTAGGTTCTACTTCTTTCCAGTCCTCAAACATTGCTTGTTTTTCACTTATTATGTGTTTACCAGCAATTATATTGAATACCAGTCCTGTAGCTTTTCCCCTTAATCCTTGTATTTTGTTTTTATATAATTTAGTTCCAACTGGTACAGATTCTATTATTTGTTTCTTCTTCTCATCAGTTAGACTTAAATTATGATTAAATGTAAAATACCACCAAGTCCAATCAGCAACTTGAGGTTCTTTTAACAGTTTTAATAATTCTATTGGTCCATCATTTTTATATTTATCTATTGGTCTAGATTTATTAACAAATTCTTTATAGCACTCTTTATTTGGATCATCTGGATTCATTGTACACAGTCTATAATCAGCTCTCATAAATGCTTCTCGTACAAATTCCATATCAGCAATATTAAACTCATCTATGAATAATCCATACACTTGGCCACCTAAAGCTTTCTTCCAACGAGCCTTATTATCATATCCCAGTACATAAATTATCTTATTTCCATTTTGAGTGTGAAAGAGTATGTGTGGAAGACTTATCTTACCTTTTCCATTAGGATTGTATTCTACACATCCACCTTCTTTATAATCTCCAAATATTTCAATTAATCCTTTATCAGAATTGATAATGTTTTTTTCAATTGTTCCTAAATCAAGCCCTGCTATAATACTAGGTTTTGTTCCTTTATAATTAGCAACTTTAAACATAAATTTAGGAATACCTACAGTTGTTTTTCCAGCGAATGTAGTGCCTTCAAGAAATTCAGTACTACAATCATATTTTAAGAAATCAATGTATTTCTCACTTAATGGAAATTCACTATTCACCTTTACCACCTAATTGTTTTGAAATAGATGATAATATTTTAGTCGCATTAGGATTCTCAACACTAACTTCATCTTTAGGTTTTTCACCAACAGTGTCTCTTAATGAATTAAAAGCTTGATAGTCGCCTTTTAAAGCTCTTTGCCACATAGCAATTATCATAGCCATTTGATTATCTATGTTCTCATCATCTATGCCTAATTGTTTAAACATAGTTCTAATCTTCTTTCCAGTCTTATCTCTAACATCTGGAAATGGTAAGGATAATAACAATGATATCTGGTCTTTCATCAATTTTTTCTTTCTTCTTACTTCTCCAGATTTAATTCCACCATTGCGACCTTTTCTTTTCGCTTCATCTGTGCTTTGTATTGGTTTTAAATCACTTGCACTCACTGCTATCATCTCCTTCCATCATTTTTACAATTAATTTTAAAATAAAAACAACCATTTAAGGTTGCTAACAATATCTTTAATAGATACTATACCAATGATATAAAGGCTGACATTTAGTTAATCACTCTAAATGTTATGCTGATTATTGCTTCCTAGTGGTTAATTTCTCAACTCTTAACCTAAACCTTATGCTAGATAACTTTTATATATCATCAGTACATTACCTATTAAAGGCAATGTTTATTTATCAATAAGACAAATAAAATTAGAACTTCTAGTGCCTTTATAAGCACCATATTGAATAAATATAAAGGATTTTATTAGTGTTTTGTTTGCAATACTCAACTAAACTCTTTTGATAGATTTCACATCACCTGTACTTCGTGTTTTAGTGAATTATAAGTCATATTAACCTTAACTATCAACATGCGACTTTTTATATATTTACTCAATATGCTACCTATAAAGATAGCATTATTTGAAATGATTGAGGTGCTATTATAAACACCATAGAATAGATATAACAGGATTCGAACCTGTGTCTCTGCTCGATAGCATAATTCAGTCTATTAATGTATGTCCTATTGTTTTTGCTACATACTAGATAACTTTATGTTCTAGCCACTGAACTATATATCTACTCTATGTTACTTATAATAAAGATACTGCTTAACCCTTCCAACTAGCATACCGTATCTTTCCTAGTTCCCTTTTTTCTCCCTTTAAAAAATTCAAATATCAAATAGCCATCAAATAAGGATTATCCTAAATTAAAGAAAATTCTTTATGGAAGTATAATTTTATTAAATGACCATCAAATAAAAAAGAATCATTGTAGATTCCTTTTCAGTTTTATTCCATAGATCTAAAACTTAAGAATTAATATTACCTCACGCATATAATAATTCCATGATACCATTATACCAAAAATTTTGTGACATTTCGTGACATCTTTATTTTTTGGTTTATAAAAATGTGACATTTCGTGACATTACAAATCTTTTTCATATAGTCTATGGCATTGTCTAGAACTATAATGAGTTAATTTTGATATTTCATCCCACTTTTTCTTTTCAACATCTCTATAGTATCTCACTAGTTCACTTCCCCCATACTTAGAAATTCTTTTCATTTCTTTAATGATATAGTTTTCATAAGCATTAATACTTTCTTGCAATGAATATATTTCACTATCAAGTTCTTCATCTTTTATAATATAATGTGCAAATTTATCAAATATTGCTTTGCCATCATTTTTACCAGTAATAATATCTTTCATAATTGGACTCCCTGGTTGAGATTTTATAAAATTGATTTTCTTTTTTTGCAAATACAATTCTAATGTATCTTGCAATTTATCAATTTCATTTTTGGCTTTTAATATATTCATTACTCACCTCTATCAAAATGCTCTTCGAGTTTACCATTCTTCATTCTAACATATTTAGAAATAATATTCTTATAATTTACTACAAATCCTTCAACATCTCTTTTAACTCCATTAGTATAAGTTTCATAAATGCTATCTAAAAATTCTTTTGTTGGTAAACCCATGAGTTCAGTAATTTCCGGAACTATACCTATAAAGTTTGGTATTTCTTGATTTGCAAATGGATATATAAATAATTCATGTTCGTATATTAGGTTATATAAGTTATATTCATCATCTATATTTGCTTTTGCAAACATATACCATTTTTTATCAAACTCTCCTACATCATACTTTAATTTACCCATTCCAAGCCATTCACCACATATTGCTGAATCATTAATTAATTGTTCTTGTAAATAATCTTTATTATCTAACAACCACTGATATAATCCTTTATATAATTTATCTTTTACTTCTTCTAACTCATTGATATTAATAATTGTCTTTCTCTGAGCAATGTATAGTTCATCGTTCTTCTTGAAGAATACTAAATTGCTCCCATCTAATTTTTCAGTAATGTATACCTTATCCCCTGAACAACTAACTCTTTTAGTCTTTGGATATATTTCTTTCTTTATCATAACTTTTCCTTTCTATTCATTCGCTTTAAAATTATATATTGGTTTAATTATTTTAATAATATCTACTGTATCTCCGATATTGTCAATTATTTCTTGCATAGATTTATAAACAAATGGGGCTTCATCAATTGTATTTTCATTGACTGATGTTGTATAAATATTTTTCATACTTTCTTTATATTCATCTAAATTAAAAGTTTCTTTTGCTTGCATTCTTGACATTATTCTGCCTGCTCCATGTGGTGCTGAACAATTCCAGTCATCATTGCCTTTCCCAATTCCAATAATACAACCATCTCGCATATTCATTGGTATAAGCACTTTTTCTTCTTTTTTAGCAGATATAGCACCTTTACGAACAATGTTATCTTCAAATGATATATAATTATGTATTGTTTCAAAATAATCATCTTTTAAATCCCAGCAATTCAATGGTTCTTCATCATCTTGATAGTACATTATGTTTTTTAAAATTATATTAGCAATTGTCTTTCTATTTAAAATTGCAAATTCTTGGCATATTTTCATATCGTGCAAATAATCTTCTCTATATTGTCCTTCCAAATATGCTAGATCCTTTGGTATTTTCTTATGATCTGTTTTATATTTTTCTTTTAATTTCATTAAAGCAGATTGTATTTCTTGTTTTCTTCCTTGTTCTTTATATGTTTTAATTAATTCTTGTTGTTTTTCTTTATATTCACCAATATTATAGTTGCATAATTGATTAGCTAATTCTTGATAATACTCTGCTACTTGTTTTCCTAAATTTCTTGAACCCGTATGAATTACTAAATATTTATTATTATCTTCATCAATATCAATTTCAATAAAATGATTGCCACCGCCAAGTGTTCCAATACTTCTTTCTAATCGCTTTGTATCTTTCAGTTCTCTATAACACTTTAAATCTTGTAATTCTAAAAATTTATATTTTCTCTCATCATGAACATTCATACCACTAGGAACATATTGCCTTATAATTTTGTCTAATTTTTCTAAATCTAAATCAATATTGCCCAATTCAACACATAACATTCCACAACCTATATCTACTCCAACAATATTTGGTATTACTTTTTCCCCTAAATTTCCAGTAAATCCAATTACACAACCTTTTCCTGCATGAACATCTGGCATTATACGAACTTTACTATTTTTAAATGTTTCTTGTTTTAATAATTCATTTATTTGATTAATTGCATGTTCTTCTATATTTTTAGTAAATATTTTCAAATTCATAATATCAGTCCTTTCTATTTCCAACCTAGTTCATTTATTTGTTGGTTTATTGCTTGTAATTCTTTTAAATTAATATATGCTCTATAATATTTATGACTAAATCCTGCTTCTCCAACATATTTTTCGACTGTTTTATCTACTTTGTCAAAACTTATTGAATGTTCTTCAACACCACATCTATCGCTATCTAAGTATTTTGCATATAAAATACCATCGCAACTTTCATCACATTCGTATCCTAGTTCTTTAAACAACTCTCTAGCACTTTTCATATTTTAATCATTCTCCTTTTCTTCCATTGCCCATATTTTTAAATATTCTATTTCATTCATATCTAAAAGTGTTCCCCAATGACTTGTTTTATAATCATAAATCGTTTGAAGAATATCAACTCCCAATAATCTTATATAATTATCAAAAAATTCTATTTTTTCTAAATTATGTCCACCAACTTTGCAACCATTTTTATATTTGCATTCATAATAATATCTCATACTATTTCTCCTTTAAATTGTTAATTACAACAAATTCTTCATTTTCTTCATACATCAATGCTTCATTTAAAACATAGCCATTATCTAATACCCATTCGCAAGGTTCAGGATAACACAAATATTCTTCAACAATAATTCCTTTATTTCCTAAGTTAGTTTCAACATATTTTCCTAAATAAGAAAATTTAAACTTTGCATTATCAATACCACTATTATTATTTATTTGTTGTTTCATTTATTCTCCTTCAAATTGTTTATTTCATCTATTAGTTCATTGATTTTATATCTATTATGTGTAATATATTTTGCTAGAAATTCTTTATCATCTATTTTTCCACTTTCTAATTCTAATTTTTCTATCATCTTTGACTCTTCAATTATTTCTACTTCATCATTTAAACCATCTTTATTAATTGCTATAAATTCCATTAAACATTTATCATAATTATTTATATAATCTTGTATGGTACCATCTTTACAGTATTCCCAAATACTATTCATAAATTTTATTTTTTTTGGTACTTTTTCTCCATTTGCAATTGTTACCAGCAAATCTATCATTTTAATTTTCATTCTTAACATCTCCTATTATACTTTTGTATTTTTTTAAAATTTCTTTTAAAGCATTTAATCTTGATTGTTCTTGCATAGCCATTACATAATCTTCTTCACTATCGTAT